TTAAACATAGAAAACACCTTCATCACAAAGATCTTGATAATTCTCAACTGTAATTTCTACAAAGTTAACGTCAGGGCCATATTCATGAAGAGCATATAAGCGAAGTTCTGCCATAGTCTTAAAAAAATCATTACGAAACGGCCAATCAGTACAGGTCGCATTAACTCCGTAGTTTGGTTCGTTATCGTAATAAATAGTAAGCGTTGGTTGCATAAAACCCCTGTTTCTAACTTTCTAAGAAATTAGTTAATAAGGCGATACTAAGATCTTAGAATCTAATTTGCAAGCTTTCTTAGAAATTAGTTTATAATTATCTAAGAATTCAAGCCATAGGAACCGACATGCCCACTAAACACGTAACTGATAAAACATGGCGACTAATCGAAAAAGAAACCGTCAAAGCCGTTATAGAGACAAGAGAACCAATAAAAGACACTGATGTATTAAACTGGTTAATCATAAGAGGCTTAAAAGATATTGAAAAAGAAGATTACAAAGATATAAAAAAGGGAACTAAGAAATAACGACTAATTAAGCAAAGCCGCAATGTTATGGGGAGTTTACCCCCGTAAGACAGTACGGGGACCCTTCGGGTAAAATGTTTCGGCAATCGCTATATAAAGAATAAAAGATATATTCAGGAACCCTTTCCCCGACGAAACGGGGCCCCTTTCCCTGAATGTATCTTTCAAAATAGAAAACGTTACTTTTAACGTTATGAATTTGAAATTATTACGTTATAACGTAAAAACAAAATTAGATAAGCGCCGCGTTCGGAAGCGATACAAAAATAGAAAGAATTTAAAAGTCATTTAAAACTAAAAGGAACTAAGTATGGAATTAAAAGAGTTTGTATCTGAAACACTGACACAAATTATTGCTGGTGTAAAAAAGGCTCAAGATAAAAATAATGGCGATGATTTAATAAACCCTAAAATAGCAATCCATGGTGATAAGGGAAACTCTATAGCTGGTGAGGTGAACAATCGTAATGTCGTTCACGATGTACAATTTGACGTAGCAGTTACAGCAATCGATAGTGACTCAAGCAAAGCTAAAATTGGTGTTGTATCTGGAATATTCAACGCTGGAGCCGAAGGGAAAACAGAAAATAAAAACTCATCAGTTACAAAAATAAAATTCACAGTGCCAATTATATATCCTCGCTAACCACTTCGCATAATGCGGATTATGTGTAAATACCGCTTCGCGGCCTGTCTGCCTGTTCCAGTATTGCAGACAGGTAAATGTTTAACATAATCACGTTGCTATTATGCGCAGTGCTATATGACCTTAACCAATATGTGTATTGATACCGATAAACACATAAGTCCTGATAACGTCACAAAAAGCCACGTTGGCAAAAAACCTGAACCACGATTAACAACCATATCCAAACTGACAATGCCCACCAAAAATAAAATAATAAATTCCATATAATCCTCTTAATAAAATACGTGCTGTACGTGAAATCTAAAACGTTTTGCCACCATAGTTACAGCAGATTTCACACACAAAACCATCATCTAACCTTAAAATTTAATAGATTCGTTATCGACCCCTGAAAATCTTCAACAACATGATTAGTATCTGATAAATCACGTTGTAATTGATACTTGTCACGTTCTAAAGATCGAATCTTTTCCTGACTAACTTCATAGTCATTAAGCAAATAAAAAAACAACTTAGTAGCAGCTTTAATATCTAATTTACTGCAAAGCTGTGCAATCTTTTCGTCTTGGTTTTCATCAGTTCTTATCGTAAATGCCATCAAAAATTCCTTTACCAGTTCGTGCCTGGTTAATGTTTTGCAATCATTTGAGTTTAATCTTTTCCTGGGAAAAATCAACAATGCAATCAAATTAACAGTACCGGTTCGTTTGCCAGTAACAGTTTTGATTGCATATTTCGCAAAATAGATTCAAACATCACAACACATGGACGCATACTCTTAGCCAAAAACACGGTTTGGCAAGGAAGAAGTTCAACGGCTACGCCTCGCAACATGATGCAAATCTGTCATATGTGACACATAATCACTAACTATAACCGACATCAATATTGATAACCGGACATATAAAACCATTGATTCAAATTCCAATTTTGACAAATCAAATTTGGAATTTGATTAAGTGACCGGACACCAATATTGATAACCGGACATATCAAACCCACAATTCAAAAAGCAGTTTTGAACAATCAAATTTGGAATTTGATTAACCATTCATAGCAAACGGATTCATACTTTCCAAAGCCGATTTATCAGATTTCTTAACCTCTGGCGCACACGTAATCACACGTCTATAACCTTGGTAATCGAGCGAATAAACGCATTCAGATAGAGAATTAAAAGCATATCCTAAATGCTCTAAATTATTACTATTTGTTTTAAACATGAACTTGTCATTCAAATAAACGCTAATAAAAATAACATTAAACGAACCATCATCAACATATTTCAAACTATTACCAATTCTATCGTATTTGTTCTGAACCATATGACCAGTAACATAAAAATCATACTGAATCAAAGGACCAAAATCACCAACATAAGCGCCATCAGCAATATCATACGTCTGATTATAATCAGAACCGGACGGTTTAGAATCAGGAGTGGAATTATCATCAACAACATGATTTTCAGAACTGATAGAAACAGGAACAGCTGGCTCATCATCAAATAAGAGGCTTGAAAGGATCACAATTGATATCACCATCATTATTGCAGAACCAACAAACGGCCACGTTTTCCAAATACTTTTAACATCACCCGCATATGCCTCTTGAACTGCTTTATTAGATGCCGTATGAGACTGATAAAAAGGAAAATATGACTCTTTATATCGACGTTGTGATGTATTAACTACTTCACCAGCCGCACCAGACCTGACTTTTTGAGTGTATGATTTTGGAGAACCGAAAGCTGTATTTTTTTGACATGAATAAGTCAGTTCTATCATGTCTTTAACATCACGATTTAACTTTCTAAAATTCTGAGTTATAAGAATAATATCAATGCCAAGATGCCTATGCATTGAATACCACTCTAAAATCGGGACGTTGCAACCACGAGTAGGTAAAACTAAATGAGCTTCATCAACAACATACAGCGCAGCCTGCCCGTCCTTATTCCGCCAACCATCATTGTAATCTGTAATATTAGAAAAAGGACGACGATTAGAACCAAAATCCTGAAGCTTACCATCAATGACAACTATTAAATCTCTAACATCTTCACCAAATGTTTTAATTAACAAATCAACATTTAACGGCAAGTTAGTTATAACTTTACGACCCTTAGATAGCGCTGGAATAATATGATAAACAACAGCTTCATATGATTTACCGCCTCCGGGCTTACCAACAATTCCATAAATCATTAGCTACCCAACCGCACAAAAGGAACAAGCTGAAGCACTAACCGTATACCAATAGCAACAGATATTATAGAAAGCGCATTAGGTATACCCGATTGTACAAAAACCCACGCGACTGTAGGAGGTACAGCCCCTAAATATTGAGAAACATCTAACTGCCCTAGCATCCCAGTTAAACCGTCTAAAACGCCAGTAATCAAGCTCAATATCAATTCAAAAAACCAAAAAATAATATCTTTCAAACCTTCAAGAAGCGACATAAAAAGGCTATAGAAAAAATCAGTAATAGCATTAAAAAACTTAGTTAACATTTAACCTCCAAAAATCATAGAACGTGCTTTAACAAGCGCCATTAAAATTACACAAAAACGAACAAACCCAAAAAGATAACCAAACGAAAATAAATCATAACAACCAAGAGAACCAAAAGAACCAAAATCAAAACACGCCTTAAAAGATGGTCTAGAAGCTGAACTTAAATCAAGATTCGTTAGTGATTTAGAAAGATTGAACAAAGGGCCATCTTGAACGCCAGCAATAAACCCATTAAAAACGCCATCAATGCCATCTGGATAATTCGTTTTATAAAAGCTCTTACAAGTACCAGATTTATAACAAGCACCTTCTCCCGCAGCACTAAAATCCCCGATAACATCAAGAGCATCTGTAAGATCGTCAATTTTCTCACCTAAGCCGTCAAAGCCATCTTTATTGATATTACCTAAGCCGTCAAAGCCATCTTTATTGATTTTACCTAAGCCATCAAAGCCATCTTTATTGATATTACCTAAGTCACCAAAGCCATCTTTATTAATATTACCTAAGTCACCAAAGCCATCTTTATTGATTTTACCTAAGCCGTCAAAGCCTGATTTTGTTGTATCATTCAAACCTTTAATATTTGAATTAAGCGAGTCAAAACCAAGAATATTAGTAGAATCTAAACGTGATAATTTATTGATAATGTCAGAATTATCATTAGGCGTTTGAGTGTTATTATCATTATTACCAGAGCCTGTATCACCAGAACCCGAGCCAGTACCAGCACCAGCACCAGTACCAGAAGGCGAACTTACACGACAAGCTGTAGTTACTTTATGTGTTGATTCGTTACAAGATTTTATATCGAATGTAAAATTACGAGAGCCAGCCCTTAACGCGCAATGA